TGTACCAGATCCAAGATTGCTGGCGTTCAGCGCAGTTAGGTTTACACCACTAGCTGCTGGCAGAGTTGCGGGGAATCTAGCGTCTGGAACTGTACCAGAAGCAAGGTTGCTGGCATTAAGTGCAGTCAGGTTGCTACCGTTAGCCGCCACCACATTCCCAGAGGCATCAAGGAAAGACATCTTCTCCGCTGGCAACGTGCAGAAAATCGTCCTTGTCCCGGAACTCCAGTTCACAGCAGCATCGCTATTGCTCGACTGAAGTATCGTGGTTCTGGCTAGTGTGGTGCCTGACGCAGTGTAGGTTCCAATGCCGACCTCAAAGTCGGTGCCGTCAGAACAAGCGTAATATGTCGTGTTCCCATCGCCCACGCTGCCGAAAGTCTCAAAACCAGAAACAGCGCCTGCAAGCGTGTACGTTGCAGTGCCGGTGGTAGTGGTCGTTTCTTTTACGCGATCTCTGAGAACGAGTGCCATGTTACTTTAGCTCTATCGACAGGTTGCCTGCGTTGATGCGGAAGATGTCGCCGGTAGCGATTGTCTTACTTGCATCAAGTGCGCCAACGAACAGAATGTTTCCGCTACTAGCCGCGTCTACAACAAAAGCATGTGTAATCGTGTTGTTTGTGCCGGTAGACGCCGGGAACTCAATGTTAGCAGCATTTACTGCTGTCTGAGTATCTGTTCCCACTGCTGGAACTGTCCAGCCGGAAGCCTGAACCTGCTGCCTAGCGTAAGACCCAAACGTGGCCTCTGTTAGAGAGCCTGTCTCAATACTAGATACGGCGGTTGCAAGGCCAACATATATGCTGTTACCCGGAGTTGCAAAACTCTCCGCGTTGTTCTTAAACAGGAACTGCAATAGTGCATGCTCCATGTAGGTGGTTGCTGCGTTTGACGTTGCCATGTCTTCTACTCCTTATGTACGAGGCCGATCTGGCAGACCTCTGCGATACGCATCGCTGTTTTCTCTAGCTTCCGCCAGATCCTTAATCCTGGTCATTGCCTCGGTGAACTGTTTCTCATACATCTGAAGCATGTCCTGCTCACCTTTCATGTATATATACGCTTCAACCAAAGAACCGTAAAGCAGGGCGTTGGGAGCGTTGTCGCTCAACCACGTGGTTCCACTATCACTGCCAGCGGTCAGAGATGCCGGCCTGTAATAGTAGTGAAGCTCAACGGCGTAGTTGCTGTCAGGGGTTGGCGCCATAATGAAGTTATCTTTGTCAAAAAACGCATAATACTTTGGCGCTCCTGTCGTTGCCGGATTCGGATTGTATTCTTGAATGTAGTTCACGTCTTTTTGAAGCAGAAACTCCTTCGAGCTACTGTTTGTGACAGACAAAGAAAAAGAAGAAAGGTAGTCGGAAGGCACAGAAAGATACGGGTCACCTTGTGTTAGCGCACTTGTCGCGTTCTTGCGAAAAATCTCAAGGTCAACCAGTTTAAAAATACGGTCTTCTGCCCCCCGGATAAAGGTAGCAAGATTTGTCACAAAAGACGTTTCTGTGTTTTCTGTATAATCTTGGATGGCTGTTTTTAGCTGTGCATATGTAAAAGCCATTAAGTAATCCTAACAATAGCGTTTGTTGCGTCTGCTGCCGGGAATTGAATAGTAAACGTAGAAGAAGATGACGCTTGATCAGAGCCGAAATCAAGAACCGCAACCGCCTTATTGGATGCGCTGCTGTTATATATAAGACATCCTCTAGCAGTGATTGTAGAGTTAGAAAATGCAACATCTGAGAAATCAACAAAAGCTGTGGTGCCACCTGTTGTCGGGTTGCTGGCTGTAAGAGTTGCCCCCCCGGCAGAATAGCCTGTCCCACTAACCTCGTTAGTGGCTGAGTAAGCCGTTGTTGTTGCATCTATGGTTGCGCTGCTTGTATACAGGGCCAACTTGAATGTGTGGCTCGTAAAATCATGAACCCCCTCAAGTATTTCCTCTTTGAAAGAGGTGCATACATAGTTACCTGTAAAAGCCATTTCCTACTCCTGTGATGCGTATCTCATACCGCCACGCCCCTACACTATAGTTATATTGCCAACCATTGAAGAGTGATTGGTACATTGATATACGAGCGATGTGTCACTTGGCTCATGTGGAACAATAAACTGCGTTAAACCAGTGGTAGAGTTATAGTTATCCGTAACGCCTGTTGTGAAGGCTGACCCACCATTGGATGTTCTAATCTGCAAAGGATGGCTTCCTACATTAGACGTGTTGTCAATTAGGTAAGTATGACCCTTATAAAAAGTAAAGTTTGGATTGTCTCCTGACGTAGCGCCCGGACCGGTGAATGTGTACGCCGAACTTCCATTTACACCAGTGGTATATTTTGTTACCGGCCCCGTAGCTTCGTCGTTTAATCTTATCCAAGCGCCCCCATGAGCAAAGTAAAGCCCACCCGTGGCATGAACGTGCGCGACAGCCCCATGATAGGTTGAAGCGCTAGGCAAATCGCTTAGATTGGCATAATAAAATACAATCTTGTTAGCGCCTGAACTTACATCCAGAAGGCCGCTTGCGTTTATAATGTCTGTTAATACGTTAGAGCTGTTTCCTAACGCAGCGTAAATTTCGTTAAAATTATCGTTTATCTTGTCAGCACCGGCACGGAGCGTATCCCCGGTTCCGTCATTAGCGCTCGATCCTATCCCTACTGTTTGCTTTGCCATCTACCCCTCGTCAAAAGTTTTATTGCTTGTATCAAGTGTGACATTTGTTGAATCAAACCTAGAAGCAGCGCCAGATATAACAACACTGATATTACCAATAAAGGTCTGTGCAGTTACGCTTGTTGGCTCAACGGTAATGCTAGTAACTGCGCCAGATATAGTAACACTACCTACCTCAGTTTTAGCAAAAGAAAGAGAGATAAACTGTAACGATACCAAATCAAACGTCGGAAATCTTACCGTCACAGGATCCAGGGTTGAGCGAGGACGAGGGTCATGCAATGCTTGCGGATCCGGACCCACTCTGATCGGGCCAAGTTGCGGATGCTTCGGCTCGAACTCGTCAGGGCCAACCTTGAAACCATTCCACTCTGTCACCATTTCTCGAAGACGATACCGGAATCCGGATCTGTCCGAATAGCCCCAGGCGTCTTTTCCTGAAGCAAAACGTGCCATTAGTTCACCCTCAGATACTGAATGCTTGGTTGTAGCTTGAGAGCCACACGGTCTTCATCTTCATCTGCGGCTCGTTGAAACTCTTCTTCGTAAACCACCTTCAAAAGCTGAACACGTTCCGGCGCTTTCTTCATCGCAAGATAGTATGCAAGTCCAGCGACCATACACGGCAAAAACCTAAAGGGTGCATCCGTTGTATTTACCAATGCATCTGCATCTTCAATACGCTGAACATAGTAATACACAATGCTGTCGGCAGAACTGTCAGGTGTGGGCCAGAGTGTAACTTCTGGAGTGGTCTGCCGGTTATAGTAATACTGACTCGGGCGTCCAGTCTGCGACTTGTTGGGAAGATACAGGTACTCGCCTCTCGACATTCGGTCGAGTTGATAGTCTACGCTGCTGCGGCGGAGCACAACCTCCAGCAAGTCGGTGTACGCTGTGTCGAAGGTGTACGTAGCAGTGCCTGCGGTCAACGCCTGTGTTCCCTGCTGCACCGTCCACAGATTCAAGCCACGGTTAGCCCAGTCTGCAAACATAAGATTCAGAGACCTACGAGCCGTACGCGCATCATAACCGGTGCGAACCTCAAGACCGCACCGCTCATATGCTTCTTCAATAATCTCTGCTACATCGAGATCAAAATCTCTGGATCCAGAAGTTGCCATCTATTTATTCTTCTTGTGTGTGCCGCCGTAACCAAAACCAGGAACGCCGCGACCTTTTAGAATGTCTTGCTGCGTGACCTTACCGTCACCTGTTAAGTCGGGAAAGTTACCACCACCCATTTTAAAACGAGTGCGGCTAGGAGCCTTGTTGTTGCGAGTGGGCATTACCATCGCCCCGGCAGCGGCTTTCCTAGGAGAACAATGAGACATTATTTTTTCCTTCTCTTTAGTGATTTAACCCGTCGTGGCTTACCGGCAGGCTGTCCAATGCGTTTCTTTTGGCTGATTCTACTACGCTTTTCAGCCGCTGTCATTTCTGACGATGTTTTAGGAGTCTTCGAAGAAACTCGTTTGGAAGGACGACAATAAGGAGTGCCACGCTTTTCACCCTTTTTTCTGCCACACGCCTTGCCAGTGCGTACATCTTTCCAATCCTCTTTAAACCAGCGTTTTAACGCCAATCCTTTTTTGGTTTTACGTACAGCCATCTCAGTCTCTCGACTTTCGTATTTGTTCAAGACTCTCTTGTATTGTCATGTCTTTTTTTGCATTCGGATCATACTTGCACTGATATTCATTCGGCACAAACTCCAGGTACTGGAAAAACTGAGACTCAATCGTATTGTTTGCACCTCGAAACACGCAAATCATTTCTCTGTTTTCCAGCTTTTCACACTTCACCTTACGACAAGTAACCATTTGATCAGCGCTAGCCGAGTGCGCCTTTAACAATAGTATGAAAGTTAGCAAAGCCGCGACACCAATTCCGGAAAACAGAATCCACGCTACAATCTCTACAAACTTACGTCGTCGCTCACGCTGACGATACAACGTCTCTTTGCGTCTCTTTCTTATTTGACCTTCCATTGCCACGAGTTGATCCCATTTTGACTTGCCCATCGTCAAAGAAATCCACTGCTGTAGCTCATAGCGTTGCTGCTGCGCCTTTTGCTTGTTAGCAAAGGTCGTTATGGCTTCTTGCTCGACGCTTTGACCCCCAAACAGTTTTTTAAAAATCGGGGGGTTTTTTGCCTCTCTTTCCATCTGGTCCAAATCGGACAGAGCACCCATCCAACGAGAAAGATCAGACGCCATCGCCTCGATATCCCGACCAACAGCAAAGCCCTTTTTTAGAGCCGAAAATGCCGCTGACGCGGTTGCCATTGCTGATATGGGATCCATCAATAAACCTTCGTATCTTCATCAACCAGCCGAGGCACACAATAGGCGGTGATCTTCTGACCTTGTTTGTGAAGCTGTCGAGCAAAATACGTACACTCATTAAGGTTTCGAAAGTACATGTCGTTACTTACCAGCTTCTTTTCTTCTCCTATCCCAACAAACACAAACAACAAAAATGCATGTATCATTGTTAAGAGCAGCGTGTCTTCTTCCGCCGTCCGTTCATAACACCGCCACAACCTCGAGCCACAACTTGGTTGGACTCTAGGTTCCCTCGGAACGGACGTTTGGCACGTTGCTCGGTGATGCCTCCAGCGGCGGCTCTTCTGGTTTTCTTCTTGCCCTTGTTGCCCCAGTTTGCGGCTCCGACCTTACGGCACTTGGCGATGGCCCCGCTTGCGTACGCCGACGGGAAAACCTTATATCTTGCCTTAACTTTGCGATAGCATGCATCTTTAGCCATTCCTTCGTTTCCTCTTACTGGCGCAATATGCTTTTTCACTAAACCCTTTGGGACGCTTGCAGTTCACTTTTCCCTTACGAGCCTTGGTCCATTTTTTCTTTTGCGGGGGCTTGGATATTTGCTGCCTCATCGAACCACGCGACATCGCCATTTCTTTGTCTCCGAACGTAATCTTCCCATAACGGGGTCAACATCTTGTGGTTAGATTCAACCTTCACCACAATAACCGCCGTGCGCTTATCGACTTCTATTAGTGTCGTGAGGATCCAAACCACAAGAGAAAGAGCCACGCCCCCAAAACCAATAACACCGGCTTTAACCAAGGTCTTTTCATCTAGCATTTCCATCTCCGACGCGCCGCGCAAATACGCTTTTTCGGCGTCTTCTTGCAGCTAATCCCGTGCATCTTCATCTGACCGGCAGATCGTTTGCAATACGATGTGCGACGTTTGCCGCCGCCGGGCTGGGGTGCTTTTAGTTTAGAACCTGTTGCTTTGTTGTATTTAGATCGGCCTTTAGCGGTAAGTCCTGCGCCTTTGGAAGCGGGGAGTTTTTCCCCCCGCTTCACTGAAAGACTAACCGTTTTTTTCTTCTTGGCCATTAACCAAAGAACCCGGTTATAGAATCCACGTTGGTTAGTGTCACGTGACACTCATCATCGAAGATCATACCGTGATCCGGAATGGTGATTTGATTGTCGTCTGATGTATGAAACACCATCGAGAGCAATGTAGAACCACCACTTCCGTTCTTAAACACAACAGCAGGCGAACCACTGGCAGCGGTCTTTACGTAGAACGCCTTTAAGCGGGTTCTACCGCCCTGCAATGTGCCTGTCGCTGTAGCAGTCTTTGCTGTGATAGAAGCAGCCATTGTGCCCTCCTATTAAGCAAGGTTGTTGTTCTGCTGATACAGGATTGTAAAACGAACAAGACCTGCGCTGGTGGCAGCAGAAGCGGTCACAGTCAAACGAATGTCTGATGTGCCCGTATCCTGCCAAGCTAGTGCGGCACCAGCTTCAGTTGTTGGATACTTGCGACCAGCAGTTGTTCCAGATGCAAAGGTGTTCAGAATTGTGGCTGCGCCACCAACAGTGTCTCCAACGCTAAGATTGGTTGTACCGCTGGCTGCGGTAATAACGTCAATCACACAGTCAATAATCTGAGAGTTTGCTGGAATAACAACATCTGTAACTTGAGCAGCTAGAGCGCCGCCTGATAAGTCTGCTGAAAATGTTTGGGCCATAACAACTTGACCAACATTAGCAATGTTGCTGCCGAGTGTTGTGCCGGTAGTGTTTTTAATGGTTCCGGCCTTAATAGGACCAGAAAAAGTAGTTGTAGCCATTTAGATCTCCTGTCGTGGCTAGTGTCAGATCCACAATGAATCTGTCAGGGACTTATGCATAGTACCCTAAAAAAAAGGGGGCCGCAATCGCGGCCCCCAGTGGGGAGGATTTTTGTGACCTTACGCGGCGCCGGGTGAACCGAACACACAACGTGGGTCAGAGAAGCCAAAGCTGTAACGCTCACGAGCCTTGAACCGCATGTTGCCGGTATCGAAATCCGGATCCATGTTGGTTGCAAGCGGCATACGCTCGAAGTGCTTCAGGCCGTTAGGTGCATCCGTCTTGATGAAGAACGCATCTGTGTCGGTCAGGTAGTCGTTGACTACGTAGCCTTCTGGAAGCATGCCCATGCTCTTGAGGGCGTTAACATCGTTGTCAGCAGTGCCGACGCGGAGGTTAGACACCATCAGGCGCTCTGCTACAAACTGAAGCTGGCGTGGAACGATCAGCTTCATGCCACGAAGGGCAATGACAAGGCCACGCTCATCGACGAAACCAGCGATGCTGATTAGTGCGTCTTCGAGAGAAGTCTCGTTCAGGTCTGCGGCAGTACCCGGCTCGTTGGCAAAAGTGCCACCGTTTGTCAGCGGGTGTGAAGCATCGCAAAGTGCCACACCGTCACCACCGGCAGTTGCGCCTGCGGTAAACGCAGAGTTAAGAACAGAAGCTGCCTTAACCTGCTTGGTGTGCGCCATCGAACGTGCCAGAGCACGAGTGTAGCGAGATGCTAGGCGGTCATAGAGGTTGTCTTCTACAGCTTCCTCGGTGATCGAGAAACCCATAGCAACAGTCTCGTGTGTATACCGTGCGGTATACGCCTCTTGAGCGTCATCGAACGAGATACCAGCACCTTCGTTCTTAACCGGTGCGGCTCCGAATCCGGACAACATCACTTCTTCCTCGAATGCCCGATCTGATGCCTCGGTGTCGAAGATTTCGGAATGCTGACCCTCGTAGCGATTGTACTCCATACCAAAGAGGGCATTGAGGCCAGGCTCAAGCTCTTTAGCGAGTTGTGCGCGAGAAATAGCCATAACTAACTAGCCTCCTTACGATGCTGACGCTTCTGAGTCAGCGCCCAGAAGTGCATGGTTGTTGATCATTACAATCATCGGAATGCCAGCGGCAGCGAAGTCTTCATTCTCAACGTCGGCTTGAATGCCCACAATCTTCAAAGGAAGGGATGTGTTGCTTGAGTCGAGAGTGGCGACATCCATTTTAGCACTGGAGTTACCGGTGGTTGTGCTGCCGCTTGCACCGCTATCAAGCTGAGTATTCTCAAAGATAGCAGCGATTGCAGTAGCGCGATCTGTGAAAGTAGCGTCTGTAGCAATTATGAAACGCTGCATCGGGTTGTCGTACACGTGTCCGATAATATCGAAGTTTGTGTCGGCGCCCGAACCAGGCCAGTAATTGGAAAAGACCTTCTTACCAGTAGTGGAAGAAACATACTCACAGCCAGCGAACACACCAACGTATTTAACAGTGTCACCGGTAGCAGAACCAATGGCGATTTCACCGCCATTTACAGCTTTAACCGGAGAACCCTGA